AGTGCCTGACTACGAATCAGTAGGTTGGGGGTTCGAGCCCCTCATGGCGCACCACTATAAAAAGCCTTGAAAACACTGTGTTTTACAGTGATTCAAGGCTTTTTGTTTTTATTTATTTTACCTGCTTAATATTGTTAATTGTCCTAAATTGCCTTATATTGCCCTGTAGTGTGTTGCACCCACTGTTGCACCCTAAAAAAGAGGGCTGCCGCCCTCTTTACTTGCCATTATATCACAACGAGATTTGCTTTGTTTACTGCTGCGGTAACAATGGATCCTTTGCCAATCACAACACGATTGCCACTCACCTCTATGACATCGTATGTGTCATAGTACGCAGTGAAAGGCTGTCCATTGTACTGTATCGCATTTAATACTTTTACCTTGTCGCCCGCTGCGATCGAACCTGTGCTTACTGCCCCAACCTTTATAATTGACGATGCTCTAACGGCCGCAGTTACTGCCGAACCTTTGCCAATTACGATACGATCGCCATTTACCTCGATTACGTCGTATGTTGAGAAGTAAGCAACAAATGGCTCTCCATTATACTGCACTGCCTGGACAACTTGTACCTTGTCTCCAACTGCAAATAGGTCACTTGATGTTGTTGGTGGTGTGACCACTGGTTCTGTTGTAGGTAGTACTGCAGACGCACCCTGACTAAATCCATTTAGTCCAAGGTCTATCATGATGTTTGGATAGTCCTTGTAGCAGTAATTCTGATCTGTTGTGACTCCTGCCACCTGCGTGCTTCTCAAGAAGTTTGTTGAACCACCAAATTGCCACATGCCGAAGTCGAGTCCTGACGGTTCTTGCGTACCCCATGAGGCAATCCACCAATCATACTTTTGGTTGAGTTCATGCCCACTGATATAGTTGTTATACCAATCTATATTCGTGTACACCCCTACATAGTATCCACTCCTCTCAATTTCTTCACAAAATGTCCTTACGAGCGAATCGAGGGTTTCTCTGCCGAGCCCCTTTAGTGATGGATCCTCAAGATCTAGATACACAGGATATTCGAGCTGCGTTCCTGATATAACGCTTAAGCAGGTCCTTGCTTCTGCAAGTGCCTCTGCAGGTGTTGTCGCATACATATACCAATATGCCCCAACTGGAACTCCTAGCGCTTTAAGTGACGCATAGTGTGTGTCAAATGCTGCGTCTTTTGCGGTTGAGTACCCTGCTCTCAAAATCGCAAACTCGACTCCCTCCTGCTGTGCTCTATAATAAGGATAACCTGCCTGCCATGTACTTATGTCTATTCCGAATCTTTTCATCGTTTATTCTCCTTTGCTTTCGTCTAGTTCAGGCAATCCTGCAACGCTTGTTAGCAGTGATAGTAGTCCTGCTAGTGCGGATGCACTTACAACTACTGTCCAATTAACATCTGTCAGCAGTGCTGTTGTTCCGATTGTTGCGATTGCGGTCTGTGCGACTGTCTTAACTGCTCGTGTTCCTGCTTTCACTGTCCAATCTTTCCAATCTCTGTTTTTCATATTTTTACCTCCTTGAAATAAAAAAGGCAGCATTTCGCTGCCCATTTGACAATTTTATATTTTGCTCTCTTTTAGTGGGAGCTGTTTAACTTCGTTGATGATTTTCTCTGCTGTCCCGTTGCCTTTTAGTCCCTTATATGGGATATATAAATAGTCAACAAGATTCTCGTATTCGTCTCTCGTAATGTATCCTCGCTTGATGTAGTATTCTCCAAGACTGCAAATTCTGTCGTGCCCCAACCCACGCATCATTAAGGCATAGTCGCTCTTGCGTTCCATGTATCGCTGCACTAGCATGCTAATGAAACTCCATAACCCCGTCGACGCAAATACCGCTATTATTATTGCTCGTTCCATACCTAGCTCCTTTACTTATCCTTCTCGATTAGCTCCCAATCACTCTTCTCGGGATTTGATACATTCTTGTCTTTAAGCGATTTGTATAGTTTGTTGTAATAGATTACCATGTCGCCTTTCTTATATGTTTTGTCTGCTGCCCAATATGATGCACTTTTCCACCAATTATCATAGTCGGTCGAATTTCCAAGTTCTACTTCTGTCCATAATTCCGAATCATTGATGGGGATGTTCTCATAATTTGAGGAATGTTCCTTGCGTGAAACATAAAGTTTATTGCCATATGTTACATGATGACCTAATGGGTAGTGCGTGCAGATTTGCCATCTTTCTACCATTGATACCACCGCCTTCTTGTTCTTTTCGAGTTTTAAAGCTACATTGATGAGGTGATTAAGCGATTCCAATCTTTGCTCATCTAAGTTTTTTGTTGTTTCCACTATTTTTATGATGTTCGACAAGTCTTTCTCGGCTAGTATTCCGAAGATTGTTTTCCCATCATCTCTTGTGGCTCCAAAAGAATATTCTGTGTCACTCACCTTGACTATATCAATTATTTTCATATTTACTATCCCCTTTCTATTTTACCTTTTGCCATAACGCTTATTTGAATACTTATTGACCCTCCTCCTTGTGAGGCTATACAAAATAATCTGTAACGATTATTACCAAGACTTATCACATTAGAAGATATCGCTAAACCTGTTCCCACATTCCATGATGCTGATATATAAACACCCTTTAAATCAAAAGGTAATGCAATCTCATGATAATAGCATTTCCAACCATTAAATTCTCCATAAGATGTGTTCGAAATGTCAAAGGTCTTTGTGAGTTCAACTTCCCCGCCATAAGTTCTTTTATACTGCCAACCATTTTTTATTCCCTTATCGGTCAAAAAGTCGGCTAGCGAGTTGTCCGCGATGTAAATCTTGTCTGTTCCAATATCTAACCCAACCCTTTCTGCTTCTTTGAAGAGAGCTATCCCATCTCCTCCTGGATATCTTGAGATGATTATTTTTCCTGTAAACATCGATGTAGTACTTTTGGATCTCGCATCATATAACTCTGCCATTAACTCGTATGTCAGCGTTGAATCAAAACCTCCTATAATTGTACTTATATCAAATTCATATGAATTTATTGGCACATTCTTGCTTGCAAAATTTTGTGCTGTTTGTTTTCGCCACTTGACATTGAGTATATGCAAATTAGTGTTGTTTACTTCTGCGATATTTCCTGCAACACTTATTTTAATAAATGTTCCTGATGGGTCAGTTCTCCCATTTTCATCACAAAACGCAAATGTTAATTTCTTTATTTGAGGTTCGTGATAAGGTACGACATTATAAGTGTGGATGTATTCGGTTGTCCTCCCTCTGCTGTCTGTGACTATCGTTTTTGATTTTATTTGTCCATCCGCTTTGATTGGATTAAAAATAACTTCATTCCCATCATAGCTTGCCTCTTCAAAAGTCGTCTTTATTGATTTTATCGTTGAACCATAAATCCCTTTTGCATTGATGTTTATCTTCGGCCGTGAAATGCTTTGAACCCATAGTCCATAAAACTCTCCAGGCAGTGAAGAATTTCCCTCTGTGATAGTTTTTGACTCAATTGTCGGCACAACACTAGTAGGCACCTTTATGGTGTATGTTTTAATCTCATCCCATATCTTTGTTGTGCCTGTATAGGTCTCTAGGCTTATGGTCAAAGTCGTTTGTCCATCGTTTGGTATTTTGGAGCATAGTTCTAGTGGAACTTTAAAAGAACATTGATTAGTAAGGCCTGTTCCAACAAGCACCCATGAATGTTCTTTCTCGCTTAGAATGTGCCAATATACTCGATGTGTGAATGTGTCCGACGCAGGTGTCCACTTTATTGTATACATATCACCAAACTCAGACCCCGATATACTTGATGTCTTAGACCCTCTTGGTATTGTATTCAAAGTCCAAGAGTTGCTTGCAGTTAGAACTCCTACTTGTGATGGTTTTGCATTGAATGTAGCTGTTGCTGATACATATTTCGTTCCATCTGCATTATGTGGAATGTCAACCTCTACTCTGTATAAAGTTTGGCTTGAGCCATTTACATAGTACGATGTGCTGAATGGATATGATGATCCATTTAAATTCAATACACCATTGCAAGAGCCTCTCCATTCAGCGTAATAAGTACCTGTGATAATTACAGATACTTCCACTCTAGTTGTATTTGATTCTATGTTTTGTGCTCTTTGCGATAAGCTAATAGATAAATAATATCCCATGTATTATCCTCCTATCCATACATCGTTTAGTGTGTTTCCTATCACTTTCCCTTGCTTATTTCTTATTTCAGACCCTAGCCTAGTCGCCCATTGTGATCCATATCGCATCTGACCTGACACAGCCACATTACGAACCTCGAGAAAGTCATTCGTGAATTGAGCTACTACCTGCCCTTTATACATAAACTTCAGTGCGTCATTTGTATATAGCGTTGTTACCTCAGAATCGACCTTTCCTATTTCTAGTCCTCTAACGCTAGTTCTGAGCCATAGTTGTTGATTTGACATATAGCCACCAATTTCATCAAGGCCCTTTTGTATTTCGCTATATGTAAGCGTTAGATTGTCTGCTTGAACCTGTAGTTTGCTTTGGACTTCCTCTCTAAAGTTTCCAAAATCCGTATTTGATACCCTGCTCTTTATAGCCTCTGCTATAAGTCCCTCTGCAGTGGTTTGTAATTGTAATAGCTGACTATTCATCTGTTCGATTATAGTCTCTCTATTACTAATTATTTGCCCTTCCACATCTTCAGGCGCAGGTGTCCAATCGGTATATAGAGTGCCTCGCTCAACTTTAGTCTTTGTCCCCTCTATGTATGTGCTATATGTCTTTATATATGCATCGTTTTCTTTTGCCTCAAATAGGTTTGATGTTTGCACCGCCACATTGTCTGTTCCGTCTTGTAAGTTTTCAAACCTTAAAAATTCCTTGCTTTTATCGTATACTGCTATCTTTAACCAGTGGTTAAACTGTTGCACTTGTCCAGGCTTTGGAATCCACTGCTGTATTGCAGTGGTCTCTTTTACCTCGATAAAGTCGCTTACCATCGTGTTCGCCTCTGCAGATGGACTTAAAGATCCATCTTCGTTTAGCACACCTCTTGTTGTTGCCTTTTCTATATAGAGATTCCTTGCACCTGTCTTGACAACTTTCTTTAGTTCCTGGCCTATGCTATCAGTCAGTGCCTTTCCAAAATTAACGATTAGTTTTCCATCTCTTACAGTGAGGACTTCTTTGTCTCCATCGACTATTCTTATTCGCTGTAGGTCAACATCGCCTGCAGTGATATGTTTTGCGTTAAGTTCAATCACATTTGCAATTGCCGTTGATATCTTTTTCGTCAGCACCTCGTCTGTGCTGATTTTGTTTACGATTTGTTTTACATCCGCGGTATCCGCCTTTTTGACCCACTGCCCACCTTGATATTCCCATAGTTCGACATAACCACCTGCAGGTTTAAACCATATATCTCCGTCCTTTGGACTTTTTGGTTCTTCGGTGTCCATGAACATCAATCCTTGTGATGTGGCTAGTTCTTCAATATATTCGATTTTCCTCTGCAGTGGACTTTTATATTGATATGACGACTGCGATTGTGTCTTTCCCTCTGCACTGCAGTGGGAACTTAGTCCACCATCAAATGTTAGTGTCTGCGATATGATTGGAACATCTATTTCTATGTTTGCTCCCCATACTGCTGTGATCCAATCACCCACTTCTAAAGCAGGATCACCCCTCCATTCTAGTGTGTATGGATAGTAATTTAAGTCTCGACATTGATTGTATACTCGATCTAGTATTGATTGTGTCATCCATGGATTTGTAAGTTTTAGTTCTGTCCCATCTATGCTTCCTGCAGTAATGATCTGCTTTTCGTCTTCGAGTTTGTTTTCTATGCCTCTGAAACGATATAAAATCTCACCTCGTACTAATCCCGATGGCTTGTACATGTCCTTTGTGATGTGCTTACCACTTTGCTTTAGTTTTATAAAGTCGAGTTTTCCTTCGCGGTTAAAGATTGCAAAAGCACCATTGAGCTGTGCGATATATACAATCGCCTCTCTATAACTGCACTTTTTTGGCATTGTACTTATGACATCGTCAAGCACCGACAATCCATTTGCAGTGTGTATTCCCGTTGCTAGTACAATCTCTTGCAAGATTGCTCGTGCCGATGTTGGCATTTGTAATGATGATTCATAGTTTCCACTAAGCCTACAAAACTCATTTTCGAGTTTTATTTCGGTATAGTTTGAGTTTCTGTCAAGTTTTACATCAACGACAAAAAACGAGCCTAGTTTAATCGGCTCGTAACTCCCATCGTCCTTTCTTACGGAAATAACCAAAGTGCTCGGCATCATCTCCTGCAGTCCTTCGATTATCCTTTTTATTTTTACTGTTAGTCCTGCTATATAGCCGCCACCAAGAGGGAGCTGTTTATCGCCACCCAATCCCTCTTCAAGTGTGAAACTAACGATGTCTTTCTTTGTGTAGGCTTGTCCGTTAAGGACTAGTTCGCAATCAAACATCCTGCTTGTGTTGTCTATCGCTGTTTTATAAGCTGCGCTTGTGCTAATCATAATTGCTCCTTACTGCTGAATCAAAGACACGGACGCGCTTTTGTAATAAGTCACGCCATCGCTTAGTGTACCGAGCAAGTTATACTGCAATGTGCCACGATACACCGTCAGTGTCTCGCCTAAAATCACACACGGATAAAAGGTTCCTGATAGTGCGTTTTTTATTTGATTTAATTCCGCCTGAGTCAGTATTCCCCAGTTAATTGATATGTTTCGTTTTGCAGCGATGATATCACCTGCCATGATTCCACTTGCACTACGACCCGTGCTTGATGACCAGATGATCTCATCTGCTGCAGTGATTTCCACGGGGGATGCGAGCCTTATTCCATTTATTGTAATCTCGTTCATTCTGCCCTCCTAAACTATAAGCGGACATTCGCCAGTATTGACTGTGATGCTGTTAATCATTTCCACTATTTCCTTTGTCACCTTTCGTCCGTCGAGGGTTAAGTTTAGCGACATTACTGCCTTGAGAAGTTGCTGAAGCAGTTGTACCACTTCGCGGTTGTCTCCTCCCTGCGAAAGTGCTGCCGCCTGCTTTGCCATTTCGAGCAACTTGTTTTCAGGTGCCACAATCTCGCCATAGTGCATGTTGTCACCAATCATTGCAAGCTGTGGTGTATTTGCTTTGACATATCCACCTTGTGCTAGTCGTGGCAAACTTACTGTGCTAAATCCACCAATTCTCACTCCTGGCAGTTTGTTGATTAATCTAATCGCTCCATTGAGCAATCCTATGCCTCGATTGATTGTTCCTTCCACAGTTGCTAGTACACCATTGATGACCGATCTTACTGCTCCACCGATTGCATTTCCGACCATTGTTCCTACATGGGTAAATGTGGATTTGATTGTATTCCATATGCCACTGAAGAATCCCGCAATTCCACTGAAAGCATTCTTCACTGCTTCGTATGCAGTGTTAAATATGCTTTTGAACCATTCAGGTACAATTGCAAATACATTCTTAATTGCTGTCCATTTATCACTAAACCAGGTCCCAATCGATTCAAATGCTGCATTGATATGATCTCTTGCTGCATTGAATATGGTCTTAAAGAATAAAATCACGGGTGTGAATATAACCTTAATTTCTGCCCAAATCTTCATGAACAATCCTAGAATATACTCCTTAAATCCCTCTAGCATCAGCTTTATGCCCTCAAAGCATTTCTGCCAATCTCCTGAGAATATTCCCGTCAAGAATTCTATAACCCCTCTTAGTATGTCAATTAGTCCCTTGAACATCTGCGCTGCCGCTGAAAAGAAATTCTTTAAGTGACCCCACCATGTGTCAACGAGGGCTGCAACGATTGGCCCAAGGACCTCAATAAGCCATGATAAGACGGGTTGCAATGTTGTCTCCCAAAATACCTTTATTAATTCTGCTACATCACCAATTAGATGTGCGAAACTCTGCAGGGCTGGTGAAACATAGTTTGTCCACATCTCAGCAAAGCCACTTCCGATTTTTGAAACTACAGGTCCTATATACTTATCCCATACATCCGACACTTTGCTAACTAACTTTGTAAGCCCACTTTCGATTGATTGCCACATAGGTCCAATCTTCTCGTCGTATACTTTTCTTATAGTATCCCATAGATTAGTCATTGACTTTGCAATGCTATCTGCTGCATTACCAAGCGCACCAAAAATATCCTCAAAGATTTTTTTGAACCTTTCCTTGTTCTTTGCGAATGGCTCAATAACCGCTGATGCGATGTCAGAACCAATCTTTGTCATTATTTCTTTGGATGCAAGCCAGCTATTTGCAAATATTTCCACGATGGCCGATGTCAGCTTTACAGCACCTTCCGACTTTAATGCTTCCGCTACCGTTGCCATTAGCTCAGCCGCGTCACCTGCAACATCAACTAGCTTTGTTGCACCTCTGAACCATCCCGCTATGCTTCCTTTTATAAAATCTGAGTTTCCCTCAAAATAGCGAGCTACAGCGCCAGTTATATTCTCTGCGATTGAAATGCCTATCGATGCAGCAGAGCCAACAATCCTTCCTAGACTGAATGCCGTGTGTCTTGCAAATGTATCTGCTGCACTAATAACTTCTTTGCTCGTAAAAATATCTATGATTGCTTGTTTGATATTCTCTATGTTTGCATATGTCTTTGCGAGGCTATTACCATTCAATCCCACTTCAAATCCATCTGCAAACGCATCTTTTATTCTGTTCAGATAGTCAAGGACCCTCTGCAGTCCCTTGCTATATTCTGACAATCCGTCGCCCTCGGCAAGTTTCCCCATGTCGACATCTGCACCTTGTGGATTTGTGCTGCCTCCTCCACCACTGCCTCCTGAACCACCCGATCCACCGCCACCACCTGAACTATCTGCAAGGTCGTCTAGCTTGTTGATTTTATCAAATCCCATGAGTGCTTTCATTTCTTTGGCCGCATTCTTTATTGAGGATCCTGCTCCATCTGCTGCTTTGCCAAGGCTATCTGCTCCACCTGCTGCGCTCTCAAGCCCACTGCTTGCGCTGTCCGCGTCTTTTGCTACTTGCCCTATTCCTGAGCCCTTTGTTGATTTTTTCTTCGTAATAAGTTCTGTAAAGGCCTTAAATGCGTTTCCAAGCGTCATCAGTTTGCTCAACAATACATTAATCCACCTCAAAATAGGAGAGAATATATTAATAAGACCCTGACCTACACTTGCCATGAATGATTCCATTTGAAGTTTTAATATTCTCACCTGGTTCGCCCATCCATCCGATGTGCGTGCAAAGTCTCCCGATGCAAGCGATAATTGATCCATTACAAATCTATATCTTAATGCCACCTTCTCTTGCTCTGTCATAGCTGCAGTAGTCTTGCCAAATCCGTTGGCCATTGCGTACTGATCTAGAGCACTTTGGGTCATCACTACACCAAGTTCCTTTAGTGTTTCTGTTTCACCAGTGAACACGGATTTGAGCTTTGTGTATGCCTCGTCCTGACTTATGTTGTAGAACGATGCCACATCGCCTGCAAGACCCGTTAAAGCAGTTGACATCTCGTATGCTTCCTTTTGCCCAAATCCGAATGCCTTGCTCATCGCTCCAAATGTACCGATGTACTTCTTCGCCATTGTTTCCGACAAGCCATACGATGTTGCAGCCTTCTGCGCGAAGTCATCTATTTGTTTTGACATCGCGGGAAATGCCACATCAACTACATTTTGTACTTCTGCTAAATCTGATCCAAGCTGTATTGCTTTCTTGTTAAAATCAATCAGCTTTTTGACAGCAAAAGCACTCGCAATCAAAGTTCCCGCTTTCTTGGCAAGACCCGTCACTGACGACAAATCGCGTTCAAATCCTTTTTTGTCAAGTTTCAAACCTAACGCTATATCTCCGACCTTATGCATTAATCTGCTCTCCCTTCGCTTTTTACTTTGCCATCTCTACAAACGCGCTCTTTATAGTTTCAAGAACTGCCATCAGTTCGTCATCCGTCTTTGATTGAGCAAGCCTACTTCTCCACTCATTTCGTATTCTGTGCTGCCCTGGCGAAAAATGTTCGAGCATTTGAGGGTCTTCCTCCGCTCGTATTTGCACTATACGACCAAGTGGCGTTTCGTCCGACAATCCCGCAAGTAGTGCTTTAAATTCAGGCCATTTCATTCTTTTGAATTCCTCACTATATAGAGATAGTCCATACTGCGTTCGCATGGAGGAAATGATAAGGTCGAAGTCCTCTATTAAATCATAGTATGGATCGTCTACTCCCCCACTGTATCGTTTGCTCCTACCACACTGTCCATTGCTGTTTCAATTAATGCTGTGAAATCTTTGAATTTGAGTTTTAGCTTATCGATTTTCTTTCTGTCTTCCAAGCTAAAAAGTAACTCGTACATTTCAGGAATTGACTCCTTTTCAGGTTTGCCTGATGCTTGCATGATTTTCAGCACTGTGCTCGCATCTGCATTAACCTCTATTTCAACGCTCTTGATTTTGATTCTTGGATTTTCATCAAAGTTTAGTTTTTCCGTAATATCAATAATTTTAGCCATCGTATTCGTCCTCCTCATCCTCTTCAACTATAATCGGCATCCCTGCTCTATTGTTCTCACTAGCAAGTTCATCGATTCGTTTTTCGCTCATCTTTGATGTATCTACTACATCCCCTGCCACATACTCGTGGCCCGTCTCTGCATCTATAAATGTAATCAATGCTGTATATCTCATTTTTACCTCGTTTCAAAAACGCATAAAAAAGAGGGCTTTCGCCCTCTTCAGTATTCCCCTGCTATACTGCAGGGACAACAATAGGTTTGCCATTTGACATTGCATCAAACGAAAGCGGTGCAACGCTTGTGCTGTCGCCTGCTCCGAATTCCTTGATATTGAGCACTGCTCCAAGGAATACCACTTTTGTGCCATCAGGGAATGTCCACTGAAAGTCTGCCTCTGCATCTCTTCCGCTCTTAAATGCAAGACCACCAACATAGTCGTTCCCTGCATCTCCAACATTTCTCTTGCCACTTACAGAGATAGTCACGCTCTTTGCTGTCATCAATCGCCTTGCCCATCCCTCTTGATCAAAAGGTTTCCATTCCTCGACACCATTATCAAACGACACGGAGAAACTTTCCATGTCTGCAATCTGTACAAATGTACCACCAGTCACACTCTTTCCATCTGTGCCTGCCTTTGCCGCTGCACCAGTGTTTACCTGGAATTGGTTCTCATATACTGGATATACTCCCGTTTTCTTTGCCATTACTCTTCCTCTCTTTCTTTGAGCTCGTAATATAAATTCATTTCTATGACACGCTCATAGATTCCATTGTCATCTGTTCCAACATCAATCGGCTCGTTCTGTAGCAATTCAATCACATTAATTCTGTGCTTGCCAATCACTACCTCGCTTTTACTTTGCTCCATGATTTGATTGTACAAGTACATTGCTCTCTTCTCTGTCTCCACAGCATTGTTGTTGTGGTGCAGTAGTATGCTGATTGATTTTACCTCAAAACTCGCATTTTCTCTGCCACCAATTGCTATGTTAGGAGTACGCTCGTCTTTGCGTTGATATACCCCTACTGAACTCTCCTTCTTGTTGTCGAGTTTTCCTACATAGTAGTTCTTAGCTGCATTGAATGTTTTGAGCCAATCTTTAATGTCTGCTAATCCTAGCATTTTTAAACCCCCGTTAATCTCTTATAAAACGATGCAAATGTCTTTGTTGCGAAGTTTTCCTTCGAGCCTCCTGGAAGCCAATCCCCATACCATTTGCCCTTTGCGTTTGGATTTTCGCTCTTGTCAAATTTGTATTCAGGATGATAATAAAGGCGTCTCGCATATACCGCGTTGTGAATAAAGTTAATCTCGCCTGCTTTTGCGGCCTCTCTATCAATCGAAAAGGATTCGTTCTGCAGGTTTCCTGATTGCCTTGGAACAACCTGCGCTTGCACCACTTCCGTGTGCAGTGCCTCTGCAGTCATTTCTAGCGCTTGTATTGATGCTTTATTCAGCTTTGCAATTGCGGGTCCCTCTATTCTCACTTTAGAATCTGCAACCATCATATGTTTACTCCAAATCTATCCTCGTGTAATTAACACTACCATCAGGGTTGCGTGCCTTCATACCTGATACTATGTTACGCGCCTCCCCATGCACAGTGGCCATACCACTAGTTATTACTGCGACCCCTGGAGCGATATCACCTTGAAAATATGCCGAACCTGTAATTTGCACTATCTTCTTCTGTGCTGTTAGGATTTCCTTTGCCACATCTTGATAGTTGCACTTTAGATCTTTTGTGACGGCCATAATAGGCGCTCCCTCTTCAGTAAGTCCCTCTTCAGTAATTTCTAAATGAATAGGTGTTGTGCATACCTTCTTCATAACAAGGCATGGATATTTCATTTTAGATCACCTTCCTTGCTAATCCCGTCTGTTTTATCAGACTATATATGTCGCGTGGTAATGCCACTCCATCTTGTACGATTACATTCCATGATGTGCCAAAAGACATCGACACCCCATTAATGCTGTACGATGCTAATACTGATTGTATTAAATCTTCGTTTTCGTACTCGAAATCTGCAAGCCTGCAAACTGCCCTTTTTATTTTTTCTTGCTGAAAAAGGGTCAGGCTATTAAAACCCAACCCTCTAATCCTATTAAATGTCAAAGAATCAATGTGCTCGCTTGCGCTTGTAATGAACCTTTGTACTTCCTCTGCAGGGAGTTTGCCGCCATATGTGTTGATATAATATTCTTTATCAACATACATGCTATCACCCCCCTTATTTCTTCGAGGTGTTCTTTCCCTCTTCAGGTGCCTCTGCAGTTCCCTCTTCTGAAGTTTCGATTGCTTTCCTTAGCTCCTCGTTCTCTGCCTTGAGTTTTTCGTTCTCTGCCTTGAGTTCTGCTGCAATTGTCTGCTCGTTGCCTTTTCCATATTCGATAGTTTCGCCACTCTCATCAACAAGATTGAACCCTCTTTTCAGATAGTAGTCCTTCTCTGTTTCGTTGATTACATAGACTTTGTTATCTTTTTCTGCGTATATCATGACTTACCTCCTACTCTGCCTCTGCGTTGATGCAAACGCCTGTTGCCTTGTTTTTAATCAAGAATAGATCCATGTAGAATCTGCTCTGTAGCAAATATGAATCCGCTGTCTTTGCATCGTGCCCTGGCGTGAATACATTGATATAAGAATACTTGTCTCTCGCTACTACACATGAAGGGTGGACTAGAATTGCTCTGATCTGCTTTGCTGTAGGTGCGGGAACTGCCCCCTCTGTGAAGTTGTACTTTGTCTTCATGCGAGCAGATGGTACGCTAACGATTTCTACATCATCGATGCTGTGTACGTTTCTGTTGATGTTCTTGTTGCCAGATGTTACATCTAACGTTCTCTGTATTCCATCTGCCCTCTTAAGTAACTTTCTCACTGCGGGCGTCACATATAGAGTTCTGCCCTCTGATGGAACACTTTCATCGTCCATCTTTTCCATTGCCTCGTCAAACCAATCAAGCACATTTGCCGCTGTGAGTGCAGTTGTGACAATGCTTGCTCCGTTTGCTGCATAAGTCTTTGCTTCTGCATAGAGCTTTGAGAAGTTGTATTTGTCCTTCTCAGGAATTGTCTGATCTGTTTCAAGCGCATTCTGTACGTTTGCCATGTCCAACACTAAGTTTGTCTCGTCAACGTCCATAGGATCTACTCTCAGCTCAATGTCTCTGTCGTGTGTGAGTTTCTTAGGCTCCCACTCGTTTGTCAGGCTTCCTGCATTGAATCCACTTCCCTGACGATTGTGATCCTTATAGCCTGAAACTGTGATTGATGGGAGCTTGATTGTCTGCGCATTCAAAAACTTTACTCCAGGGTTTGACTGCGTAAGCGCATATGATGTTTGCTCCCTTGAATACTTCTGCTGTAGCTCCGTCGAAAACTGTTCTGCATAATTGTATACTGCCATTTTAAATTCCTCTCTTTCTAATTACCAAAAATCTTTTTTAGCGCATCAGCTTGTGAGGTATTTGTTCCCCCCGTTGCTCCTGCGCCTACTTTCTGAAATCCTGCACCCTGCTCATCTGTCTTTTTGAGAGCTGGCACATCCTCCAAAACCTTGTTCACTGCTGCGATATAATCGTCCTCTGTAGATTCTACGGTGAGCGTACTTCTGTCAACTAGCTTTAAAACATAAGGCAAGTTGCTGATTTCTACATTCCCTTTTAAGGCTGCAATCTGCAATGCACTGTCTATTTGGGCTGCGTGAGCCATTGTCTGCGCCTGTGTTAGTTTTTCCTGCAGGTCTTGTATGTTTGGTGTATTTGCTTCTTTTTGCGCCTTAAACTGCGATATAGCCTTCGAAACTTCGTCCTGACTTAATCCCTGCTGTTTAAAGTAGTTCTTTAGCACCGCCTCTTCCTTCACTGTCTGTGCTCCACTTACTATGCCTGCGAGTTTTTCGTAATCAAAGTCAATCTTTGCTGTTCCCTGATTGCTTACTCCTGCATTTGTGTTCTGTGTCGCCTGATTCTGATTTCCTTCGCCTTGTGCCTGGTTCTGTGTGTTGATTCCATCTGCCATTTTAAAATACCTTTCCTTTCAGTTTTTCGAGTGTCTCTCGTTCTCAGTTGTAAGGGTGTCTCCCTCTTCAGTTGTTGCACGGTGTCTCCGTGTAGTTTTCTGTCTTCGGACAATAAATAAGATCGATTCCTTCGATTTCCGCCCTCACCTCTAAGCAGTACAGATACTCACCCATAGCTGCCTTTTGCTTTTTGAGCAAGTCTATGCCACACGTTGGCGTGAATTCTGCTGTCTTTGCTTCTAGCTTGATTACAAGCCTGTGCAATTTGTTGTAGCGTTCCATTGTTTGATAGTACTCTGCACAGAATCTGTCCTTATAGTCTGCGCTGTTCATCAAGTCGATAGTGTCTGATAATTTCATATGATCCTCCTTTTTCCACTAAAAAAGCACCGCGCTATGCGATGCTTAATGTTTTATAAACATGTGTTGATTTAATAATAGCCTAATTTGTGTGCTAATTCGTCATCCGATTTTCTCATTTTTTCCCTTAACTCATCGGAAATAACAAACTTCTTTGATTCCTCTGCACTTGGCATCTTGCTATCGTCTATGAGGTCATACATTTCCCCATTGATTTCCATTAACATATTTTCACCTCTTTATAAAACTCACCCTTTTGGATTTTATCAAAAATTTTATTATAGTTTTTGATGTTTCCTCTTCAATCATCGCCTTCGGATGTCCTATAAGCTCTCTTTTTTTCTTAGTATATATCGTTTCAACCAATGTTTCAATATTTTTGTCATTTTTTTGCTTGCTTATGTAGTAAACATCTCCATTGTGACATGGTATAAGAGAACCACTCTGACCTTCTCTATCGAATAGTTTTTTAATGTCATCACGCGAAGGAAATGAGCTGTTCGGATGGTTGTGAATGACTATGTATGGAGTCCCTCGAGATTCTAAATATTCTTGTTCTAATGCCGAAAATCCACATGCATGTGTTTTTTTACCAACCGCTGTCGTATTCTTTATGAGAACTTCTCCCGTGCGAGCGTCTAGCGCTACTATTTCCTCATACAGAGTATTATTTCTTGATTTAAGTATTTTCATTGATTCTGTGTACATTGATTCACACACCGCCTTGCTATCAACTATCCCTTCAAACTTTTTGTGAAATCCATATGAATTCACAAGTTTAAGGTTAACATGACCTGCGTCTATTATTCCATCGTCTTTTATGTGAGCGAGTTCTCTTTCTGTGTATTCGAATTTCTTTTCTATCCACTGCTGTTCCCTGGATCTAAATATCCTCTGCTTGTCTGTATCTAGTGAATACCTAGCAAGTCTCCCGCACCTTTCTGCTTGTCGCTCGCAGTATGTTGCTTTTGATTCACGCTTTGCCTCGCTGACCATCTTTACTAGATCTCGTCTTGTGATATGCTCAGGCTTTGTGCTTGTCCCTGGAAAGTATGTCGTGTGCGAATCTTTACAGTTTGGATGATATAGTCCTGCTGCAATAGCAGACGAAAGCAAAGGATAGTTCCCATCTTTACTTGTTCCACCACTCCACACATCGTCAATGAATACCTTCCCAACGAAAGGAGCACACAATGGACATGCACTCGTGCGCTTGTTTAATATGACCGTGCTTATGCCCCAATCTTGGCGCATCTCCCCTTGCCCTTGTAAGTATGCTCGTTTTGTTGCTGTTCTTATGGCCATCTCAGCATACTTTGACACACTGACCCTTGCTCCGTTTTTATACTGCACGCAGTTTATCCCTGCGCTTAGAAAGTCGCGGGTTGCCATGTCGATTGCCTTCTCGTATGTTCCCGCTCCACTTGCTGCATACATTTGTGCATCAAATATGATCTTTCTGTATTGATCGTTCGCTCTTCGAAGGATTGCGTATTCCGCCTTCTCCATATCGTTTGTGGTTGCGTTTATAATCTTCTCTATTTTGTTGTCCTTTTGAAAAAAGGACGATCCTCTTCGGTATGCCTTGCCTTTGCCTTTTCCCTCTTTGATGGATTCCAGGATTGCCACCTCTTCATCCATCTTGCCTTGATTGAACGCTTCGTTGATTGCCTCGTCTATGTGTGGATTTATTCGCTTGAATTCCTTATTCAGTTTCTTTGCGTATCTGCGCTTGAACTTGTCGAGTTCCTGCAGTTGAACTGTTTGCCATTGCACCCACTCTAGTCCCTCTTCAGTTTCCTGTGCTGTGTGGTGCTTTAGATTCCTTATAAGCGATGCTGTGATATCGTCCTCGATTCGTGCGAGTGACCTTGCTACATCATAGTCCATTGCTGTATACCTTGTATCCTTGTCTCTTCCATGCCCTTATCTCTGCTTTGAGCTGTGTTTTGCTCTCGCATTTAATGTTTAGCATTTGGATTTGATTGTCCTTCCTGACTGCGTAAATACCAAAAGAGACAGAATCGGCCGCTATCTTTAGCAACCCCTCTGCCTCTGCATCGCTCATTTGGTACACGCGCTTTAGTATGTGTACAATTACCATCGCTCTATCCTTCTTTGTTTACTCCTCAATCTCAAAACCACCAAGTGATTCGTTCGCGGATGGTTCATCTAAATCTATGAACCCTTGCTCTGCCTTTAGCCTCTGCACCTCTTGTACTTTCCACTCCTCTGTTTTGGAATCGCCATATAGTTCCTCGATTGTTGCCTCTATACTTAGAATGCCTCCTGACTTTGCCTTTGCGATAGTTTCCACCTGCGACTCAAATGACGGATTTGCGTATTCACCAAATGTGATTGTGACTTCCACCTCTTCAAATGGTTTCTTTTCCATCACTGCAGCCGCGTTAATTGTCATATTGACGAGTTTTGGTATGCACGATGACAGTGCCTCAATGATTGCGTCTCGGGTATATAATGTCGCCTTTTCCTTTTCGCGCTGTGCCTCTGCATTGTCTAGCTTTTTAACATCGATTCCAAGCGTCGACGGACTGACTATTCCTTGCAGTGCTAGATCTAGTGCTGTGATGTATGTTGACAAATAGCTATCGTGTGGAATTGCAGGCTGTTCAATTTCTATCTTGTTTGACGCCCCCTCGCGGTTGTCTGTGTCGGTCTTTATAAAGCGATTATCAAACGAGTTGGGTTTCATTACCATTCCCGTGTTTGGATCGCGCGGCAAAAAGCATTCAGGAATGTACTCCCTTGTCCTGCCCGCTCTTAATGCATCCATCCACTGCGACCATGCTTCGTCCAAACTATCAAAGCTATCTGTCTTGCGGTCAAATATAGACTGCCCTCTTCCTTCCCACTTGCTCGAGCCATAAATATTAAAAGGCACGGCGAGTATCAAGTTCTTGTCGAATGTGTAGTCCGATAGCTTGCTTGTGAACTGCGTGCCATTTATATCTACCTTGTGCTCGTTGCGATATAACTCGTTTTTCAAGTAACCATAGCCATATCGCTCTATGAGTGTGTATTTGTGTCTTTCCTCTGTAAAGAATGTCTTTACAATCACCTCTTTGAGTCGCTTGCGATTAAATATTAGTTCTACTCTGTCCCCTGGCACCCACTCGACGATTGGCAATTTGCTTATTTCAGGATCGAATCCTATCTTGAACACACCATCGCCTATGTACAGCGTCTCTTTGGTTGCCTCTTTGAGTACCTCCTTGATGTTATTCTCTGCAGCTATTTGCTCCCATCTATCCTCGATGTCTTTTGATTTGATTTCGATTGCGTTTAGATCCGTCAAAGTAATGCTCGTTAGCATGTCCACAATAAGACCAGGCAGTCCCGTGTGTACTCTTTTTATTTCCATCCCTGGTGTTGACCTTGCTCCCCAAAATGACACGCTTGCATTAGGTGTTGCAATCTGTGTGTATAGTTGCGATAGCTCGTATGCATCACCTCTGTACCATATGCGATTCTTTGCCGCATTGTCCTCAAATGTCATTGCAGCAGTTATCCTGATTACTCCAGGCATTGCATCTTCGATTTCTAAAAAGTTTCTTAAGCTATTTTTAATCATATTCATCAATCCCACTTTGTCTTTCTTCCTTTCCGATGATTTCCTTGTATGGCAACCACGCATACTGCGATGCATTGATTGTGTGGTCGTTTCCATCTTCAGGCATGTCTTTCTTATCGTCCCAACTGTATGTGTCTATCTCTTTTAAGTGTTCTATACAGTGGTCGCAGACAAGATATAAACCCTTTGCTATCCATCCGATTTGCAGATTGATTCGGTCTATAATCTTTGTCTTTTTATACGAACCGATGAAGTTATATATGCTTCCGTTTGTTCGCTTGTATTTGTTCAGTTCCGTCAATGTTGCCTGGTCCGCACTGTCCACAAACACATCTTTAGCAAACCCCCATTCCTTTCGGTTCTTTTCGAGGAATTTGACAAATCGTTCTGCTGTGTCCGATGGTGCGATTGGTATGTCTACTGATGCGTTGTTGTATACCTCTTCATCGAGTGTTATCAATACACCCTTTGTTGTTATGCCCTGAAATATCATCGAAATCGTATCAGGGCTCTTGCTTGAGTAAGCTGTGTCTAGTCCCGCAGTAAAACGAGCAAACTTGACCTCTCCTCGTTCTATTTGCTCTTTTAGATAACTTGCCTTGATGGTGTGTTTCTTTTGCTCAAAGTTAATAAAGATGATGCCCGTTGCTCTTCCACGCAAACCTTGAATCTTGTTTTTGTATAGCTTTGTCCCTGGCGGTGCGGATTGTTTCTTTTTTTCGATAGCCTCTTCAGTGAGGCTTGCATTATCTTTAAAACTAAAAAACCAATACCTCCATCCTGGAATTGGTATTTCTACTAGTTCTTTTAATATCTCTTCGGGAACATCTGCTCTGTACTTTTTGAAAGGCCTCGCGTGGTTAATAAACTCTTTGTATATAGGCAGTGCAGGATTGTCGGGATTAAGTGTCGCTAATAGATATTCGTTTCTTACTGACACCTCTCGCACGAATTCCATATTCGCTGTGTTTATCTCATCTATAAAAACACAGCCATACTGTCCTCCAAGTGCTAACTTCCACTTCTGTGCATCGTTGTAACCTAACACATAGATGATCTTGTCCTCAAATCTTATGTGAGATAGTTTATTCTCTTTGTCGCCATTTCCTCTATATTCTGCGTTCTTGTGTAAATCAAGGATTCCATTATCCTGGTTGATGATATTCTTCTCAGCAGTTCCGATTGTTGTGCTTGCTAGTATATGCAATTTCTGTTTGCTTTTAGATACCATTCGCATGAACTTGACAGATGCACCAACTGTTGTCTTTCCCGATGCTGTAGTCCCCTCTAAGAACTCAGCGCTCACTCCCTCAGTGGTGTTTATAAAGTCAATATACTTTTGGCTCAATGGAAAATTATTCTTCAAGGCCCTCACCGCCCAACTGTGTCATAATTGCATCTAGTTTGGTGCTATCCTCTGCAGTTACCGCGATGTTACGCGTATCTCTCCACAAGTGTGGTTTTCTGTTTCTTAACCAAAAAATCTGCGCAGTGGTGTCCCCCTGCACATGCTTGGTTATAATCTTCTTTCGTTTTTTGCCTTTAGAATCGACCTCTATCGTTGTCTCTTCATAGTCATATCCAAGTGCATTTTTGAGGAGCGCATTTTCGACCTCGATGTCCACAACTTCCTTGCCTTTTTTTAAGGCGTTACGAATGTCACTATATTTATTCTTCCATTCGTTGAGTGTTTTCCTCGATATTCCAATGTTGTGAGCTATCTGCTCATCTATAAGTCCGTCTCGCGCCCATCCCTCGATTTTTAACAATCCTTCCTTGGTGCGCCATTCGTCATATTTGCCCTTTGCCATAATGCCCTCCTTCCGTCATTTTATGTTAGCCTTTCAGCTTTTTGTCCCGTTAGTTCTTCCCATCTTTTTACGATGACATCACAGTACCTTGGATCTAGTTCCATGGTTAAGCATTTCCTCTTCAGATGTTCGCATGCTATAAGAGTTGTGCCACTTCCACCAAATGGATCTAAAACAAGTTCGCTTTTTTTGCTGCTATTTTGTATTTGTTTTGCTATCAATTCCACGGGTTTCATTGTTGGGTGTTCGATGCTCTTCGCAGGCTTGTCGTACTGCATTACTGTTGTCTGCGTTCTGTCATCGATAAAATAGTGTGCAGCTCCTTCTTTCCATCCGTAAAGGCAGGGTTCATGCTGCCAATGGTAATCTTGTCGTCCTAGAACCATCGTATTCTTTACCCAAACAAGCACTTCTCGTACTGATAAGTCTGTCTGCTCTATTGCATCTAAAAAAGCCTTTCTCATCGTGTCTGCGTGCCATATGTAGACCACCCCCCAGGTTTTAGCCATTCGGCCATGTTTTTAAACGCTGCCTCAAGGAAGGCTGTGAAGTCGTCAGTTGATTGATGGTCGTTTTGAATCTTTAGTTTGTCCTTTGTCTTGCCTTCATATGCCACATTGTATGGTGGATCTGTGACTATTAAATCTACCACCCTGCCATCTAAAAGCCTCTTCATGTCCTCGTTGTTCGTACTATCACCACACACGAGTCTATGTTCTCCTAGCTGCCATATGTCTCCTGGCTTTGTGACTGCCTCTTCAGGTAGTGCCTCTTCAGGGTCAAAGTCGTCCTCGTATTCCTCTTCAGTTCCTAGTTTGATTATGCCTGCGATTTCATCTTCCGTGAAACCCGTTAGCTCTAAATCAAAGTCCATCTCCTGCAGTGCTTTCATCTCGCTTTCGAGTATGTCGTAATCCCATCCCGCGTCTAGTGCGAGTTTATTGTCTGCGATTATGTATGCTCGTTTCTGTTCCTCGCTTAGATGCTCAACAAATAAGCAAGGCACCTTGTCTATTCCGAGTTGTTTTGCTGCCATCATTCTTCCATGACCTGCGATGATTCCGTATTCCTTGTCAATTAGTATTGGATTGATGAATCCGAACTCTTTTATGCTTTCTGCAATTCTATTTAGCTGTGCCTCACTGTGCGTTCTTGCATTGTTCTCGTATGGCATTAGCTTGCTGATTTCTATTTCTTTGTAATTCATTTCTTCTCCTGAAAATAAGCAAAACAAAAGGCAGCTATAAAACTGCCCTTTGCTTAGTGAATTATGAGTTTCAAACACTTTAGTTTGAGAGATGTATTGCGGTGTGCCGTTGCCCTTATCCCGTCACACTCCACACTATCATGATAACACTGTTTTTTTTCCCTGGTTTCCGAAGTTTTGATTTTAAATCAATTTAAGGTTCTCTGCTGTCTTGTAGATGAACTTTGACTTGTATGATCCATATGTGCTTACTGCTGCATCACGCGGATACCTCTCGAAATATAAGATGCTATTCCATACCCCATTTTGGTATTCGTATGGGATAGTGTCGAGCGCCTTTTCGATTGCCCTCGTCTTTTCGATGAATGCATCTCTTTTGATAACCTTCTGTGCAACGATGTCTTGTATATCAGTCCCTCGTGGTTGTCCATCAGATAGCTTTGCACATTCGTCAAGGATATCTTGTGCCTTTGCTTTGAGTCTATAATAATCTCTAATCTGCCATACCGTTTGATGATATACTTCTGTGGGCAGGTTATACTTGTTATTCTTTTGCCTTTGATAATCTCTCATTGCACACTAACCGAGCTCGGCAATACCAAGCTGTTTTTCCCTTTCCCTTATTTTTATAAGACCCTCTGCACGGACTTTCTTTCCTCGTGGCCATACCTTATACCTTCTTGGTTTGTCCAAGGCTATCTCAGTGTATTCCAGGTAATCAAGTCCCGTTACAGGATGTGTGTATCTCCTTATGCTGTCTTTTGCTATGTAATAACCTTTGATTGCCTTTGGATCGTCAAATAGAGCCGCGATACTTACTGGCTCTCTCTTAACAATTGGCTTTTCTAAATTTCTGCTGCAGGAATATCTGCGCTTTGTTGGACAATCTTCATCCCTAAAAGTTTTCTGTGTTTCTTTTATCAAATAATTTGCAAGTAGGTGATAATCCCCACTGTCATCAAATAGTGTTGGCTTTACCCATCCCTTGCCCCACTTCTTATTTATAAGGGCTGCATCGCAAGTGTTGATTATAACATGGTGATGGATTCGCTTATTTTCGTATTCTGTAACAGCAATCCACTTTAGCTCGTCTCCCATTGCATACTTGAGTCTGTTCAAAAAATTCTTGAGGTGCTTCTTTGCCTCTGCAGGTGTTGGCTCATCATGGCCATATGTTAGTGTGTAGTGTCCTGATCCATATCCAAAATTATGATTGATTAATCTTCTAAAGTTTCGCTCTGCTATGATGTCGTTTATCTTCTTTACATTTTCGGGTGTGGCATTCATTCTTTGCGCCCTCTTTCCTTTATGACATCCTGATGGAAGTTTAATGACATGCTCAATAGTTCTTCCTGCTACGCATGTCTCTTTTATAGCTACTTGTTTTATCTTGGCCATCTCTCGTTTTTTCCCTCTATTACTAATACTCTTATCGAGCTGCAATGCTCTTCACACGAGCTCGTCTTTTTTCCTATATACATAATGTAGGTTTTTATAAATTCTTGAACTTGTCACACATCGCAATCACCTGGATTGCTTCCTTAACCGCATTGACTGCATGTTTTCTTATATTTTCAACTCGATTTTTTTGTATAGCTATATCTTCGTCTTTGCGGAGGTATGTCCACCACGTTCTTACAATCTTATGAATTTCTATTGATTCCTCGGCGAGTTCCTCGGTCTCTTCAAGTATTATCGCGTACCCTTCATGGGTACTGCTGAACTGTGGGTGTATCTTGTTTGCCTCTTCAAGCTCTCTTTTTACAAGGGCCTCTATTTCTTTATTCATTTTCAATTCTCCTGCTGTATGTTTGGAAGTATACCTTTAGTCCCTTTTGAAAGGCTGTGATATATTCCTTGCGAGCGCCTTTACTCTCTAACCAATTATCAAGCATGTAAATTATGCATGCTTTATCGAGCAGGCGCAGGCAAATGCTCATATAGTCATCCCAATCGCAGATTTCAGGTAGGCTAATCTCTGCAGGATTGATTATTGTTGCTCCTGGAAATTTATCCTCGGCATCTTTCTTTGCCTCTTCAAATAGTTCTTTATAGTTTGCCTGACCTGTTATCTTTCCGCTTAAGTAAATCACTGTTTCGTTTTCGTTTTTCATCGTTTCCCTTTCTTCGACTGTTATATCTTCTTGCATACATCGACTTCATACAAAATGTGTAGTCCACTACCGTTGTCCCAATCAACCATGATGGCGCCTGCATCGTCTACCCCTTGTACAGTTCCCTCTGTGCCTCGTGGTGGTGCATATGGATCCTGCATTGATATAAGACGGACCCTAGTTCCTTCAGGGTATTCTTCTCGTAGTCTCTCTACTACTTCTCTACTTGGTAAGTTCATGAACATCTTGGTTCTCCTTTGCATTCGCTTGTATTTGTTAAGCTCGGTTAGATTGGCGTTCTCGTATATGTTGCCGATTACCTCGTAATCCCAGCAATCAAGCATTATCCTGTCCATATCTTCTGAATAAATCATAAAGCTACATGACTTGTATTTTACATCACCATAGACAACACCACCCCTTGTTTCGACTTTAACTATGTCCCCTTCGTATATTTCCACTCCGTTTTTGTCGGGCAGTCCCGTGGATTGCATTAACACAAACCTATCTTTGTTTTTGCGGTGCCAACACCCTGTATGTTTGTCATAAAATATTGGCAAGTCGTCGCTAATTGCATAATTTGTCCAACAATTATTTTGCTTATCCCATGCTCTAAAATTTAGTGTCATCGTTACATCCTTTCTACTCAACTCTTCTGCGTTCTTCTCAACTCTTATCAATCGCCATCATTTCTGTTATCAATTGTATAAAGTCACTTGAGCATCGTACTCATAGTTCATCCATATTGTTTCTGTACGTTTGACTGAGCATTCTGCAGTAGTATCTTTACTCAGCTTGTTCCAATCCTTGAGATATGAATTGTAAAGGTCGTTGTCATATCCACTAATCATCACTTTGCAGTCACTTTCACATAAGACTTTTAATAGCTTTACATGGTATTCGTCGTCT